TTGTATTCTGTCTAAGATGTTATACAAGTCTCTTAAGATGATGGGTTGATTAATCTGCCAGTTATCTATATTAAAGAAGGCTTGTAAAGCTACAATACAAGCCGCTATAACTTCATTTGAATTAAAGTTTGGAAGTACAATTATATCAAAATTAACTCCAATATTAATGATAAAACCATTTTTAATATTCACAGTATCGTTTATCATACGGTACTGAGATAAGTAGGTTTTAAGATTATTTTTAAGAGCTGTTGAAGGAATTTCTAATTGTTTTTGATTATTGTAAGCTAAAGCATAAAGATCTAATGATGTTATTCTTTCATTAGCAGTTACTTCACTCGCTTTTTGAGGAGTAGTATATACTTTAGCTATTTGCCCATATTGAGAAGGCAAACTTAAAGCTCTAACTAAATAGTCGTCCTGAGTTACAGTTCTAAGCTGTGAACTAAACTGTGAGATTGAATTTTGTCTTAATTCTTCAATTGAATCACCATCTCCACCCCCAGAGGCCGCAACTAAATTGTCAACAGCAAATGAATCAAATATATCTTGGGCGGTTACAGCATTCAAGTTAGACTGTAAAAAATTTAAATTACCGTTAGATAATGTATTTAAAACACCTACTTGCACGTTTGATGATACCCCACCACCTGTTAAATATCTTACCGTTAAAGTGGTATTAGACGGGGCTATACCGTAGCTATCTGTAAACATAAAGTTATTAGGAGAATAAGCTACGTTAAGTTTATCTTGTTCAAAAGGCAATCCTATACCTACGTTGTCTGGGTTTGGGGTTACTTGCTCATCAAAATCTAAAACAGTACCAGCACCAAATTGTAGTTGTAAAGTATCTGAATCTTTGAAACGAGTTACAAATCTTCTAGGAACGGTTTTTAACTGAAGTAAGTAAGGGACTTGAGATTGGTCTGATGAAAAATTAGGATCATTAGTATTTACATTCTGTGTAGGTTCGTACACCATATCCTGTCCTAGATAGTCTACTTCATACCAAATATTCCCCTGACTATCAACAATATCTAATACTTTAATAATTTGACTATCATTAATTTCAACTGTTGAAAATTGTTGGGGAGAACCAAAAGTAAATGTTGTAGTATTGATAGTAGCTGAAATTGCCTTTCTAGTTTTTGTTAAAAGATACTTACTAGGTTGATTATTTGTAATTTGAAAAACATTTACAACTGTAGGATCTAGTGAACTAGAAAATGAAAAATCAACAGGATCTTGTACTAAAAACGAAGGAGTCCCGGTTAATGTAGAACCAATAGAAGCGTTTTCTGCTAATTTTAGAGCATAATCAAAATCAGGTACAGTTACACTGCCGGATAATTTAGCGGGAACTTGTTGATAAAATGTAAGTTCAACTCCTGCAGGACTAGTTACTTTAGGTTTATAACCTAACATATAAGCTAAAGTAAGAAGATTTGATTCTTCTCTGGCATATTGTAAAAAGTTTTCTTGAATTTGATTATCTAAATAGAATGATAAAATATCACCTACATAAGCGGCCATGTCAATAAACATAGTACCCGGAGATGATGGGGTAAAATCATTATAGGTATTTGGGAAGTAGGTTCTAGCATAATCTATAAGCTGTTGCTTTAGAACTGTAAAATCTTTTGCTAGATAATTTATATTTTTATTCTCAGCCATTATTGGTTAAAGTTTAAACTAACGGTATCAGTTTCTCCGGATAACACAACTGTATAGGTTATATTTACTTGAATACTGTTCAAGTCCTCACTTCCTAAAATTTCTAAATTAGCTAATCTTACATCGGGAAAATTAGTAGCTAAATCTGTTTCTATTTTAGACTTTAAAGCATCTAAATTACCCTCTGTAATTTGCTCAAATATAGTAGCTCTTAAATTAGCACCATAAGTAGGTGTTAATACTCTTTCTCCTTTATTAGTTAAAAAAAAGTTTATGAGATTTGAGTTAATTTGTTGTTTAGTAGTATAATTAGAATTAAAAACAGCAGCTCCATTAAAAGGTAAAGCAACCCCAACAGCCTTAGCAGGTTGAGTATCTATTGGGAATTTTCTACCTATAAAAATTGCCATTACTTTTTATTCATTAATCCCATAATCATATCTAGACCTACATTACCTTCTGGTAACTTAGAGCCTTCACCTGAAGTATTCATACCTGGGGCTACCTGTAAAGTTGTTTGGTTCATACCCATTCCTCTAGCATCCATTGAGTTAAATGAAAGAGTATCTTGACCTCTTCTCATATCACCCATAATACTTTCCATCATAGCTCTTTTTTCAGTAGCTGATTTTTGTGAGGTTAATGAAGTAGTTCCATTAGAGGATAGTGTTGTATTAGTAACTCCCGTTCCCCCAACTCCAATGGGAGTTCCTTGATAAGTTTCCTGGATTGGTAATTTAGGAGCACGGACTGCTTCCAAAAGGATATCTTTTAATTCCTCTTGGATCGCTTCTCTAACTGCTTCTTTGATAAATGATTTTAATTCACTTGGTTTCATCTGTTATAAATATTGAAAATTAAAGTAATTCTGTTGTAAATGCGATTCTTTCATTAGGAGCAGCTGCTACTGTTAACTGTTCACTTAAATATTTATCTATTTGAAATTTTATCTCATCTACTAGGATTTGAGTACTTGAACTAAACGAGTAGTCCCCCACAATTTGAACAGCATCTGTAATACGAGTTGCTACTATTCTTCTACGAGGAAATGATAATTTATTTTCTTTATCATTTTCAAGTACAAGTTTAAAATCCTTATAAATTAGAGGATCATTTGAGTTAGGAGCTAAGCTATCCTCTAAAGCTTGACCCCCTGCTATGTTAATCTCAGGTGAAGAAGTAGTATCTAAAGTATTTAAATTTATCCCTAAACTAGTAAAATAATCTTCTTTTTCTTCATCTGTTAATCCTACAGTAGCAGCTTCTAAACATCCTGCTAACAGAGTATCTAATTGAGCCAATTTACCTAAAATAGTTTGAATATCACCATTAAGTGATTGAACTGCCGGGGCAATAGAAGCTACTATACCTTTATTAGTTTTGATCAAATCCGATAATTTAATTAAAGTATCAGTAAATCTGTTAATAACACTAACAGGTATACCTACCCCAGGTGGAACCGAGGTAGGTAGTGGTAAATTTTTAAGAACTCTAACTGCTATATCTGTTACATTAATGATACCTGTAACAGTTTGTCCGGTTTGAACCATTGTAGTTAAGGCAGTTTGAGTTTGAGTTAAAGCAGTGGTTATAGAATTTTTTTGCCTAATTATAGCTTCTAACTCAGCTTTAGGAGGACACGCTTGTTGTAAACGTTCTAAAATAGGATCTACAGCTAATTCAAAGTTTACCAATGAAGTAGCAGCATTTTTAACTAATCCTCCTATAACGTTTCCTAAAGCCATTATATTGTTTTATTTTGTTTAGATAATAAAGTATTAAGCTTATTTTTAGAATTAGTAAGCTTTATTTTAGCTTTAGCTGTGGTTGCTATTAACTTAGGATCAGGGGCGGCACCACCTACTATAGGCTTAACAGCTAACTGACCTAAATCATTTACTACTGAGATGAGTTGATCGAGTACATCACTTAAAAGGGCTATTGTTTTATCACCTAACATAAGTGATTCTGTAGCATCTTTTGAGCCTAACTTAATTGAAGTTGAATTCATTACTACATTTGGCGTATCTATATAAGCTCCTTCTACAGCGTTTAAATTAATTGACTTTTTAGAAGTAAGTAGAATATGATCAGTTGTAGTATTAAAAACTAAGCGACCTGAGTTTAATATAAGTTGTTTGCCTGCAAATTGGGCTGGGGAAGTAGGTGGGTTTGAGGGATAACTATTATAGTTAGTACTAGAAGCTTGTAATGGAAGTTTTTGAGTACTTGTAAAATATATAGAAGATAAATCTTCATTTATATTTTCGACAGTAGGAACCCAACCTTCTGTAGGTATATTAGGATTTTGTCCATTACGAATTATAGTAATAGGATCACCATTTGAACCTGTAACTGACCAATCATTAGAGGAACCTGTAACAGTAGAACCAAAACGAATAGAATTACCCCATCTACCTTCATAAATTAAATCTCCTTCAAAAGGTAAAAGAGGATGAATATTTGGTTCCTCTATAAAAGTATTTCCTAAAAATATCTCAGTACCCCCATCTTGAACTCGTCTTACATTTCCTGCTTGGGTTTGTTGATAATCTG